TGCGCCCGAGAACTCAAGCAGCGGCTGCTTGAACCGGCTGCCCTTGACGGTGGTGGGCTTGAACTTGGCAAGAACATCGGGATTGTCCGCATACTTGTATGCAAGCTCGCAGAACTTCAGCCGGCACGCTCACTTGATGCGTCGATCAACCCATACGGCGGTCTGATTTACAAGGTTGACTATGACGTTGGCTTCAAGGTTAAAATCGTGTCAAAAAAGTGGGGCGTAAGCATGGATTCACGCATTACCGAGATTGAAGAAACATACGACACTGACGGTCTAACGCTCGATGTCACGTTCGGCAAAGGGCTGCTAACGCTTTCGCAGAAACTTAAACAGGTATGACTTTACTCTCGGCCTTCCATGAACCAGACGGGATCTTCATAAAACAAGTATGCATCTTTACCGGCTATGCGGCATGAATACCGTAAACCTATACCGCCGGCTTTTAAGCTTGCTGCGCGGCATATGTTATACACCCGGTTAATTTCAAACTTACGACCATCAGGCCAGGTAATAGACAAAGGAACTACTTTCCCGCTTGTATCGTGGCGTGCGACGACTTCAACATTAACGCGTTTTACTTTGTTTTCTTTGATGGTATTCATACCTCATCTCTCCTATACACGTTTTTTCTATTGTTATACGCTCATCATGTGGATCAAAGGATGAGATATAGCTTCGATATAGTGAACTATTATTTCACCATGAGTATATATCACTTTCATCATAAATATCAAGTGAAACATTATACCACAAGTTCCTGACATTGCAAAAGGAGCGATCATGTATGCAAAAATCAGGATTTTTTAACTCATCGTCCGGTGACAGAGTATACGATGCTGCGGACTTTGCGGCATATTTCGGCAGGCTCGTTTCAAACGGCATTTTCTACGCAAACACAAACAGCCTTAAAGTGTCGGCGGGTTCGGGTATGACGGTTAGTGTATCTGCCGGAGCCGCGTGGATCAACGGCTATAGCTATGAAAATACATCGCCGCATGAGCTAATACTTGCCACAGCTGATGGTGTGTACCCACGAATAGACAGGGTTGTCGTTAAGTTGAGCATAATCGACCGTGAAATCATACTTGCCGTGCTGACCGGCACACCATCTGCATCGCCTACTGCTCCACCGCTTACGAGAACAAGTGATGTATATGAGCTGTGCCTTGCCGAAATAGAAATCCCTCAGGGCGCAGTAACCGTAGGTGAGATCACAGACACGCGGCTTGATACCGAACTTTGCGGGCTGGTGGGCTCTCTCGTGTCGGCTGTATATGAGTGAGGTGATCTGCTTTGGCTGATATAAACGGCAGAACAATAAATGCTGAAAAAGTTACATATTTAATTAACTACACTGCCGAGCGCCCCGACAATGAGCACATGACCTATCACTTTACAATCACAGCGACACTGGCAAGCGACGAGTTCCTTGTTGTCGGTATCGGGCTGCTTTGCACGATTATAGTGAACGGATCGTCCGAAGATGTTCGGATTAAAGATTCTCAGTTTGTCTGGTCCGGCGGCGATACTCGTGTTCGCACGGTTTCGGTTACCTGTCCTTCAAATACTCCGGATACTGATCAACCCGTCACGTTTAAAGTGGTATCTGACGGCTCGTTCTCTACTACTGTAGGTGTAGTGACAAATTCCGCCTATACCGTCAGAAGCGCTCCTTTGCTTTCAACAGCTTGTGAGGCGCCTACAACATGCTCCTTAGATGTTACGGTAGCAGAAACATCAGCAGTACTCTCATGGAGCGGCGCCGCCGGAGGCATCAACAATGACATAGTCGGATATGAAATCCAGTACAGCGAGTCAAGCGACAACTCAACATGGGGCAGCTGGATAGCGCTCACTGTGGTCAGCACGACAGAGACGTTTGGCAGCCTGACGGTCTCACCGTCCGAAATACGCGGGTATTACCGGCGATTCAGGGTACGCACCCGTGGTTCAGCCGGAGAGTCTTATTACTCTACCTGGAGGGTTTCTTCAAATTCCGTCCGACGGAACTCGTGGCCTATCAAACCGACTTCTGTCACCGCTTCGCCTGCTGCATATACAAATGAAAACATTACTATCACGTGGAGCGGTGCTTCAAGCCCTACAAGCGCTATAAAGGGCTACATGATCGCGCGGCGCACATCTACAGACAATATCACATGGTCGTCATGGTCTGTCATAGAGGTTTTTGACCATCCCGAGCCAAGCGGCAGCAGGGTCGTAGTACCGCTGTATATTCCGGGTATCTACTTACAGTATGGTGTCTGGACAATAGACATCTTCGAAGTGTACTCGAGCGAAGAAATAAGCAACAGCGTTTTTTGCGCGCTTACAGCCTGCGGCGCTCCGACATACTGCGACATAAGCGCAGCGCTTGCCGAAGGCAGTATCACGCTTTCATGGAGCGGAGCGTCAGGAGGTGTAGGCAACCCTATTACAGCATACGAAGTGCAGTACTGCGATTCTGCCGATAACATCTGTTGGGGCAGCTGGACTGCCATTGATATAGTAGAGACTACTGAAACCTTCGGCAGCTTGTCGGTGGCGCCGCCTGATTTGCGCGGCAACTACCGGAAATTCAGAGTCAGAGCGCGCGGCACGATAGGAGAAGCGGGATACTCCGGCTGGACTGAATCGTCCGGCAGCGTTCGTCGCAAGCGGCTCCCTACCGCACCTGGAATAGCGGCTCCGGCAGACGGAAGCTCTACGCTTAACACATCTCCGCGTGTACTGATATCTACCGGAGTTGAGCCTGACGGGCAGACTCAGATAGTCGAGGTCAAATTCGACAGCGGTGAGTGGCATAACAGTGTGGACGATGCGGAGCTTTTTTCTGAAGGCGGACAGCTTGGAGATAAAGCAAAAACATTATTCATGGGAGTAGTGCTTGATTACGGCGATCATACGCTCTCTGTCCGCTGCTATGACGGTACTACGCAAACACGAAGTGCTGAAGTCGCTCGTACATTTACAGTGTTGGATTCTCCATTTGAGGTAATAATCGCAAATATCTCTAAAGTAAAAGCATCGCACATGCATGCGCTTCGCACCGCTGTAAATCATTCGCGCCAATATTACGGCTTTGATGAAGCTGCTTGGGAAAGCGATATCATTGCCGGTAAGACATATATCCGCGACTGGCCGTACCATATTTTCGAGATACGCGAGAATCTAGCTGAAGTAATATCGCTTCTTCGGTTATACGGCGGCACGTCTGAGTTTGGACTGCCCGGCTTCGAGTGGATAGATACAGGATTGGGACGCCCGCGTGCCGATGTGATGAATCAATTACAAAGCATTCTGCTTTCCTTGTAAAGGAGTAGTCGTGATGAAAGATATATGGCTGTATATACAGACTGGACTTGCGGCAATAGGCGGTTTCCTCGGCTGGTATCTGGGCGGCGCGGATGGGTTTCTCTACGCTCTCATTGCCTTCGTGGCTCTCGACTACATAACCGGCATTGTCTGCGCGATTATCGATAAAAAGCTGTCAAGCGATATAGGGTTTAGGGGCATCTTTAAGAAGATGCTCATTTTTCTAATTGTCGGTGCCGCAAATATACTGGATACCGAGGTGCTGGGTTCCGGCAGCGCGCTTCGGACGGCTGTAATCTTCTTCTACTTGAGCAATGAAGGTGTGTCTATCCTTGAAAACGCGGCTCACGCAGGACTGCCGATACCTCAAAAGCTGAAGGAAATCCTCGTGCAGCTGCACGACCGCGATAATGGTGAAACGCCATGATTGATGTATCAAAATCAAACACTGTCTTCATCGGGCGTCTCGGTGAGTACAACCTATGCCTTGCTTAACGACACACGCGATACTCTTTTCAAGCGCACAGGAATTCTTCTTAATCACATGCACCCGATTGAAACCGCTACTGCACCTGACATGGTAAGCCGAAGGGCGACTCTTACTTTCACATCCATATCAGCCGGCAACAGCGTTAATGTAGGCGGAAAGCACATCCACATCCAAATGCGCCAGGTTAGGGTGCCTGCGGGTTACGGGCTGTATATCCGCATGGGCAGCGACGGGACATCGAGCACCGCGTTCTGCGACTTGAAGTTCACATATCACCTATACCCTGCCGATTTAACTACTTCAGATTGTGGAGGGCTCTAAAAAACATGAATCTGAAAACGCTCATATTAACAAACAACGACTGCTACAAAGCAGGCAAAACTATCGTTCCTAAAGGCATAATGGTGCACTCCACCGGTTCTAACAACCCTTGGCTTAAGCGTTATGTCGGGCCTGATGATGGGCTGCTTGGACAAAACATATACAACAACCACTGGAATACGCCCAAGCCGGGCGGCAGGCAGGTATGCGTTCATGCCTTCATCGGGAAGCTGGCTGACGGCAGCATAGCTACATATCAGACGCTGCCTTGGAATCACAGGGGATGGCATGCCGGAAGCGGCTCGAGCGGCTCCGCTAACGACACGCATATTGGCTTTGAAATCTGCGAGGATGATTTAACAGATTCCACATATTTTCGCAGAGCATTTATTGAGGCAGTAGATCTATGTGTTTACCTTTGTAAGCTATATAATCTGACTGAGAAGGACATCATTTGTCACAGCGAAGGGTATAAGCTGGGAATAGCATCAAACCATGCAGATGTAATGCACTGGTTTCCGCGCCACTGTGAAAACATGGATTCATTCCGTGCGGCTGTTAAGGAAGGTTTGACAAAGGCAAGCTCAGCGCCGGAGTTATCTGTAGGTAACGGTAAGAAATATTACACAGTGCAGGTCGGTGCGTTCGCGTCAAAAGAAAATGCGGAAACAATGCTGAAAAAGCTCAAAGAAACCGGCTTTGAAGGGTTTATAAAATATAACTAGGACTTAAAAGATAAAGCCCACAACTGCGGTGATCATGCCGAGTTGTGGGCTTATTTTTTTGCCTACTTATAGGGTTCGAGTCATAGTGTTTTTTCGCATATTGGCAGGAGGGAATGCCATTATGCATGTGAAGCAAATAAAAGAATATATACCGACAGGCTTTATGTTGCAGCGAAAACTAATAACAACAGAGCGACTTCAATGCGAATTTGATTATTATCGCTCATTGAAATTGCTCCAGAAAATGCTTTGTGCAGGGCTGATTACAGAGGAGGAATTTACAAATATCGACCGTTTAAATCGCAAATCTTTCTCACCATTTGGAGCAGAGATAATGCCCTGAATTGCTTGATAATACAGGTGTCTAGAGGTAATATAACACGTACCCAGAGGGGGTGAAAATCAGATGAATGTAAGGAAAATCGAGCCGAACAAAATCATTGTAAAGCCAAAACTCCGGGTCGCAGCCTATGTACGAGTCTCTACCGATAAAGAAGAGCAGCAGGACAGTTTGGAGAATCAAAAAGCTCATTATGAATCTGTTATAAAGTCAAATACAGACTGGGATTTTGCCGGTATATACATTGACGAAGGTATTACAGGGACAAGCAAAGAAAATCGTACAGCCCTTTTAAAGCTTATCACAGATTGCGAGAACGGTAAGATAGACTTCATTATTACCAAATCAGTCAGCCGATTTGCCCGCAACACGATAGATTGCCTTGAGCTTATCCGCAAATTATCAAAGCTTGGGGTATCCATATACTTCGAGAAAGAAAGCATAAATACCGGAACAATGGACGGGGAGCTGATGCTGACCATTTTGAGCAGCTTGGCGGAGAACGAGTCCATATCTATTTCTCAGAACAACAAATGGTCGGTTCAGCGCAGATACCGTAATGGGACGTTTAAGTTATCATCGCCACCATACGGTTACGATTACAAAAACGGTCGATTAACGGTGAACAGTGAACAAGCTACCGTAGTAAAACGAATATTTTCTGAAGCTTTGTCAGGAAAAGGTGCGGAGAAAATCGCTGACGGGTTAAACGCAGATGGTATAAAACCGAGAAAGTCTGATCAGTGGACATCCACAACAATCCTCGGTATGTTGACTAACGAAAAATATACAGGAGATGCAGTATTACAGAAAACGTATACCGATGATAATTTCAAACGGCATCACAACCATGGTGAAAAAGATATGGTCATGGTACATAAGAGCCATGAAGCTATTATCAGTAGTGATGAGTTTAATGCTGTGAGAGAACTGTTAAGACAACGGGGCGACGAGAAAGGAATCGTCACCGGGAAAGGGAAGTATCAAAACAGGTACCCTTTTTCCGGTAAGATAATATGCTCGCAGTGCGGAAGCCACTTTAAACGCAGGACTCATTCTTGCGGCAGTAGGAAATATATTGCTTGGTGTTGCTCAAAGCACATTAAAGACAGTTCAAAATGTTCAATGCAATTTATACGCGAGGACGATATTCATCAAGCCTTTATAACGATGATAAATAAGCTTATTTTCGGACACAAGTTTGTTCTAAAGCCATTATTAAGGAGTTTAAAAGCAAGAAACGATGCAGATAACATGGCGCAATTGTTAGAACTTGATAAAAAACTCTCTGATTATGCAGAACGCTATCAAGCTTTAACTAACCTTTTAGCCCAAGGGAGCATATCGACTTCGGTATATAAAGAACATGTAAATGAACTGCGGGCAGAAGAAGATAATCTAAAGGAAAAGAAAAAAGCGTTTTCGCGCTGTATGAATGATGGTATGGCTGCTGTAAAGGAAGCTGCAGAACTAACAAAATGGGCAGCTAAAGCTGATATGATAGATAGTTTTGATGAAACATTATTTATTCGCTTTGTAGACAGCATCATAGTTTACTCACGGGAAGAAATCGGATTTAAACTTAAATGCGGTTTGACACTAAAAGAGAGGTTGGTCGACTAAATGGCACACATACCGTATGGTTATATAATCGAGAACGGACGTGCTTGCATAGATGAAAAGCTAGCAAATCAGGTGAAAGAACTCTTTCAAGCATATGTATCGGGCTTTTCATTAGTCAACGCAGCCAGGCAAGCAGGAATAGATCGCTGTCCCAAGTCGATTGCAAACATACTGACATGTAGGAGATATCTTGGAGACGGCTTTTATCCACCGATTATTGATGAAAACACCTTCAGACGAGCTGAAGACGAAAGAATGAAAAGGGCACAAAAGATTAGACGAAAACGAAATAGGGTAGAGAAGAAAATCTCAGCTATAAAGCATTTCAAGGCTCCCAACCCTGAAAAGCTTTATGATGACCCTTATGCTCAAGCAGAATATGCTTACAGTTTAATAGAAATTCAGGAGATATCAGATGGCTGATAATATGAACATAACAATCATACCGGCACGAGTCCGAGTTGGAAACACAGTAAAAACAGAAGAAAGACCAAAACTTCGGGTTGCTGCATACTGCCGTGTTTCTACAGACAGTGAGGAACAGTCTACAAGCTATGAAGCCCAGGTCGAGCACTATACAAATTATATTAAAGGTAACCCGGAGTGGGAGCTTGCAGGCATATATGCCGATGATGGTATATCGGGAACAAACACGAAGAAACGTGACGAGTTTAACCGAATGATAGATGACTGTATGAAAGGTAAGATAGATATGGTTATAACCAAATCAATCAGCCGTTTTGCCCGCAATACATTGGACTGTCTGAAATATATAAGGCAGCTCAAAGACAAGAACATACCCGTTTTCTTCGAAAAAGAGAACATAAATTCCATGGATTCAAAGGGCGAGATCATGTTGACCATAATGGCTTCTCTCGCTCAACAGGAAAGCCAGTCGCTTAGCCAAAACGTTAAGCTCGGATTCCAGTTCCGATACCAGCAAGGGAAAATACAGGTCAATCACAATCGATTTTTAGGGTATACCAAAGACGAGAACAAACAGCTTGTTATAGTACCTGAAGAAGCAGAAGTTGTTAAGCGGATTTTTAGGGAATATCTTAACGGAGCAAGCTTATTACAGATCGCGCGTGGACTCGAAGCGGATGGAATTCTGACTGCTGCAAAAAAACGCAAGTGGCGACCTGAGACAATAAAGAAAATACTGCAAAATGAGAAGTATATCGGAGACGCGCTGCTTCAAAAGACCTATACGATAGACTTCCTTTCAAAGAAGCGAGTCGTAAACAACGGAATTGTTCCGCAGTATTACGTTGAAAACAGCCATGAGCCGATTATACCGCGTGAAATTTTCATGCAAGTTCAGGAAGAGATGGTACGTAGGGCTAATTTGCATGCCGGAAACAACGGTAAAAGGCGAGTATACAGCAGTAAGTATGCATTATCCAGCATTGTGTATTGCGGCGAGTGCGGTGATATATACCGCCGAGTACATTGGAATAACAGAGGAAAGAAATCAATCGTATGGAGATGCGTCAGCCGATTAGAAAACACCGGTTTATTTTGTACCGCTTCCACTATACTTGAAGATACGCTTAAAGAGAAAATTGTAGAAGCCATCAATGTAGCGGTCAGCGGAAAAAACTCTTTTCTGGCTATACTGAAAAAG